AATTATCCATTAACTTTGCATTTTGCAAAAAAGTACATTTTTTTTTATGAGCATAAAGCCCTTGCCTGCTTTTGTACTTTTTTCCACAATTACAAATAATTTCTGCTAAAAGTTCGGATTTTTTCACACTAGCTGTCAACAAAATGTCAACGTTTGTATTATTTTTATGTTTTGCTGTGACAACATGTTTATTATAATCTTTTTTGTCACTCGTAGCATAGTTACAATTTATACATACAAATTCATTGCGGATTTTTGCGGATTTTTTTGTCAACATTTGTCAATAATAATGTAATAGCTATATATTTAATATATATTTTATATAATTTTCCGGATTTTTCCGGATTTTTTGTAAACAAATGTCAATAAATGTCAACAAAAAGTTGTATTGCGCTCTTTTTTGGGGATTTTGCCACTTTTTTCGGTTTTTACAAATAAAAAACGTGACGCTAATGTATTGAAAAAAAAATGCGGATTTTTACGGATTTTTCCGGATTTTTTATGTAAACAAATGTAAACAAAATATTTTTCAAACATTGTGAAAAAGTGTGAAAAATATTTATGGTAAGGAGTTTTTTCATGTAAAATGTTTGTGATCCAAACCTTTAGCATGTGGTTTTATTTAAAAAGTGAAAAATTCTCTTTTTTTCTATAAAGGCTTGGCCTACTCAAAAATGGACATTTATAAATGTCCATTTTCCAAAAAAATCCTGAAAATATTTTTCAAAAAAAAACACACAATAATTTGTTAAAAAAGATTAAGACCATTTATCATAAGGAATTGAAAAAAGGGGATTTTTGCCTTTTTAAACATGTACGCCCTTAGCCCCCCATAACATTAAATGTTTATTAATTCATTAAATAAACTTAGTTCTTTTATTACTTTTGTTAAACTGTCATTTGGCTTACTTGATAATAGCTTTACAAAGTTATGTGTTGTATGTATGCTTAATATAATTTTATTGAATTCTTGTGTAAAATTCATATTATATTTGTAAATAAGTAACGCCAATTTATTTATTAATGCGCGCTTTGATAATTCATGATTGCTATATAATTCTAGGCATACTATTATTTCATCATAAAAGGTTTGCTTTTTAACGCAGCTGAAAAGGTTGAGCATGTACTTTTCCTCTATAAAATTATTAATTACATATTCCAGGTCACTATAGTCGTGGTTATAAAATATATTGTTGAAAAAAATATAATATGCATTTTGACTTTCCTTATTAGGAAATGTGCAAATACCAAAATCAATAAGTCCTAACATATATTTTGGATCATTGGTTGGATCATTGGTTGGATCATTGGTTGGATCATTGGCTGGATCATTGGTTGGATCATTAATATAAAAGAACACGTTACCACAATGCATGTCACAGTGAATGGTTGAATGATACAACATTCCCAATATATTAAACTTGTTTATTAAATAAGCAAATTCTTCTTTTATTGTATTATCCACATTTTCAATGTCTTTAAATGTTAGCCCTTTTATATTTTCCATTACCATTAATTCATGGTATTTTTCTGTAATCTCTCTATACACTTTTGGAAACCTGTATTCCTTGTTATTTTTGTACTTTTTTGTGAAAATTTCTAATGAATTAACCTCTTTAATAAAGTCCATTTGATTAAATAAGATTTCTTTATTATCTAAAAGTATGTTGGACAATTTGAGAGATTTAATATATGGAATATAATTGCATATATAAGATATGTAGAGCAATTCATCAAATACATTGGTAAACTTATATACAATATTTTTTTTCAGCATTTTAATAATTACTTTATTGTTGGCACAATCATGTCCATCAAAAACTAAACCTATTATTCCGCAATTTATAGGAATAACATTATTAAGTTTTATTGAATAAGTTTGTTCTAATTTATCAAGTAAATCATAATTAATATCGTTAATATTATACGGAACATTATCGGTATATTTTAGTAAAAATTCTTGCTCTTCGGAATATAATAGATCCTTATTTAAACATAAAGCTTGAAATATTTTAACATACACAATATTTTCATATTCCAATCTTTTAGATATGTTTTTAATTAATATTAGCCTATTATATGGCTTATTACACACATTATTTACTAACTTTATTACATTATATTTTAAAAATTCGTAACTTATTATAGTAAATAGTTTTGCAATTCTTATGATTATACTTAATGTATGAATAAATATCATAGCTAATAATTTAATAGTATATTAAAGTATTAAGTATTTATATATAATAATTACTTAATATTTTGATTATATTTTTGATTATATTTTTTATATTTTTTATATTTTTTATATTTTTTATATTTTTTATATTTTTATAAATTTAAGTTATCAATAAATGATTTAACATTATAAAACATTTTTTTAAACATTAGTCCAATAAGATTATTCATATAAATAGGTAAATCGTCCGCTATTGAAATTTGAAAATCTATTGAAAATTTCACATGTATAAATTTATTATCTTCATGTTCGTGTTCATCTTCGTGTTCATTATTAGCTGATGGTAATACTATTTCAGGTACTACAGAAATAACTGTTTTACCAAAATTGAATATTAGTGGTTCGTATTTATTATTATCTAATTTTATGTTATTTAAGTAATTGTCTATTAAATCTTTATGGTCATAAATTAAATCCTTATTGTAATATGTAATACTGTTATTTAACTTATTCAAGTATTTAGTGGATCTAAACAAAATATATTTTTGCTTAATACCGACTTCTTTTGCTATTTGTTTTAATAGTATACATATATCTGTTTCCCGTTCATTTAATACATTTAAAATATGGATTTTTTCAATTAAATCCACATTTACTTTTTCAAGTAACTCATATAATTGTGTAGTTAAAAGCAAGTCACTGTTCACTTTATACGTATTTAAATTGTTAAACTCAAATTGCAAATTATATGCCTTATTATTGGTTAAAGGCATTTTTATTTCATTTAATAGCATATTTCCTTTGTTACATACTAGTTTTGGATGATACTGGTTTTCCTCGCAATATTTCATAATGTATTGTTTATTATATTATATTTAAATTATTTAAAAATAAAATAATATGGCGGTCTATTAAAAGTATATAATAAAAGGATTTAAAGTTATTAAAATAATATATTAAATTATAAGACATTAGTGTTAATGTACACTATTGCTGTTACTAAAGATAACACAACAATTTATATGAAGGTGCCTTACGATTGTTTGTCATATAAGCAAAAAATGCATAATGGAATTGTTAAATTAAATATTAAAAAGCCTGGTGGCAGTGTTATTGTTACTACCAACGAGTTAAAGAATAAAGAATAGAGAATAGAGAATAGAGAATAGAGAGATTGATTAATGTTTAAATGTTTAATGTTTTAATGTTTAATGTTTAAAAGTTTAATTGTGCAACTAAATCAACTAATGATCTATTTTTTGGAATTAATGGATCAGCTTTAGCTTTTTCTGCTTTAGCTTTTATAGCCCTTAATTTATGTATTAACCAAGTATGCGGATCATTCATACGCGGATCAATTTGTAAAGTTTGTTGAATAACTTGCGACCTACAATGATTTGAGCAACACAAACAATCAAAACCGAAATATAATGTTGCATGTTCTGAAATAGTTTTATTGCAAAAATCACAAATAAATATCATGCTTTTATAAAGCTATTTATTCTTTAAAATAGCTTTATAAAATTATTTTTAAAACCTTTTTCTTATTTGCAATCTTTCATTAGCAATCTCTCTAGCCTATATATCTAAACTTACAATATTTTTATCACTCTTTTGCTTACGTTTAGATTTGCTAGGTATCTTACCACCCATTAAATCTTTCAAGTCATCGATGCTGATTGTACTTGCTTCGTTATTTTTCATTTCATTTACATCTATTTGCTTGGTCTTTAGCCCGCTCAATAATGAGGCAATATTTTGGTTCGATTGTGGCACATTAGAAGGCCCCTTCATTTCAGGGCGCTTTATGCGCTCTTCATCATATGGGTTGCCCTCATTGTTGCCCATGCTAGAACCCCGTGCTGCCATAATATCGGGGCGATTTACTATATTTTGCATTCTCTGGCTACGATCCGGTAATTTCGTTTCAATTGGTGCCGGCGGAGGACCCGAATTTACATTTGGCGGCATAGACGACCCGAACCCAGAATTAGAACCGAACCCAGGATTAGATCCATTTCCATTATTAAATAGTCCATTCATAAACCCGCCTAGACCCGGCTTTGACTGCCCCATAGTATTAACAGCTGCCTGAGTAAACTGCTTCATCAATTCAGGATTTTGGCGCATAATATCGTCCATACCGGGCATAGAAGATTTGAATAATGTATTTGACATATGAACCATCATAGCCGAACCGCCTAATTGAAATAATAATTTTAACTCAGGCGACATTTTAGCCTTTGACTTATATTTTTCATGTAATTCAGCAAATATATCATCATATTCGTCAATATTTTCATTTATTTGCTCACCCCAACCCTCTAATTTAATATCAAAAGGATCAAATTTGGTATTTAAAAACTCTAAACCGGTAATACAAGCCATCATCATTTTTGCTTGAAATTTAATAGCATTGGATTTCTCCTTTTCTGCAATAATTGTTTCATATTCTCCAATCATTTCATTTAAATTGGAATCCATGTTGTAACGCTTGCTTAACGAAACACCCTTCTTTTCTAAATCGTCAAGCTTTCGCAAATATTTGAATTTTTCCTTTAATTCCTCTTCTTTTGTTAATTCGGGCTTTTGCTGTGTTTTATCCAAATTAACCGGAATATTATTAAATTTACCGAAACCATCCCATGTTTTATTTTCATTCATGTTTGCTGTAGATTTTCCAAGATTAATGTTATCAGTGTCATTGTTTTTTGTAACAGGTTTTACTTGTGCTCCGTCGTTTTTGGAACCACCAAATAAATCGCCAAATATTGATTTTTTTTGTGCACTTCCTGTATCTTGTTTATATTTTATTTCTTTATTTGTGCTGTTGCTTTCAATAGTTTTGTTTGTATCATTAGCTAATGAATTAAAATTTGAATTTGAATTTGAATTTGTATTTGAATTTGTATTTGTATTTGTAGTTTCAGAAAGCTCGTTTAATTCATTTTCTAAGTTTGTAATATCTTCAATATCAATAGAAGAAGCGAATTTTTTGTCGCCTTTATTTTTTTCATTCATTAATAATTCTATACCTCCTCCAAAATTAGCAGATTTTCTTGTTGAACTAATTTCCTCAAAACGACTGTCCTCGTCTGGGTCGTTAATTTTAAATTCGGGCAATACAATATCTTCAATATTTAGAAAATCTGGCTCAATTTCAACAATATTCATATAATCTATTATGTATTAAATAGAAGATTAATTTTTAAATACTCCGCAATATATATTATATAATTTTTAATATATATTATAGTTTATAGTTTATAGTTTATAGTTTATAGTTTATAGTTTTGTTAGTTTGTAAGACTATCTTGTTTATTATCTAAATAATATATTCCTTGAAGTAAACAATCGGCTAAATCGTCTTTCTTTGAATGCTTAACAAAATACGTAAGATCATGCATCATATTTTTATTTTCCAATAATTGTTTACTATATAATATACTTAGTTTCTTTCTCTCGTTATATGAAACCTTTTTCTCTTTTTCTGCAGTCTTATCCTTGTCCTTGTCCTTATTTATAAAAGCTTTTAATTTATTTGTTGCCGAAATAAATGCTATATTATGATTATTACAATCAATAAAGTATTGAGCTACCATGCCTTGTATACACTTCATTCTATTTGCAATAGGGCTTATTTGATTTTCTATAATGATTTGGTCAATGCTAGCAAGGTCATAGTTATTAAATAGCTCATTTAGTTCATTTTTCAAACTAATCCCCAAATCAATGAGATTTACATTGTTTGCATTTACATTTTCAATTGCCTCAAAACATGTGGATTTCAAGTAGTCTTCCAAACTACTTATTAGTGTTGCTTTATTAATAGGTTTTTCAAGTTTTAAATCGCATTTTTCAACTAGTGCAGAGAGATTTGCTACTGATTGTTTATGCAAAGTTTTTATATTGCATAGCGGTAAGCTATATTCAGTTTTTTTAGTGTGATTTTTACAATAAAAAGTATCATTTTTATGAAAACATGCTTGTTTTGTGCATGTTTTTGATGAGCAAGAAATAAACTTATTGCATAGATTTATCACGTCCCATTTAATAATTTTAAAGTCTTGCGATCCATTAACAATACTATTTTTATCTAAATTAGCATTAACATTAGCATTAGTAACTTCTAATATAACATAAGCCAAATTTTTAATGCCAATATCAATACTTAAAACTTTCATATTAATAAATTAATTGTTATATTATTAATATAAATTATTTTGTGTTTAGTTTAAAATTAGTGTTACTTATATAATTTGTAAATTATTCTTTATATTGTTTTATTATTATTATTATGTTATTATGTTATTATTTATTTCAATGTTGCTAAACATATAGAATATTGTAGTCTAGTTATTGTATAGCCAAGTAGTATATATAAGAAAAGAATAATACTTGCAAATGTAATATAACCAGACTTTCCATTAACTAGTGCAAACACTACACTGCCAAGACTTAATATAACTAACCCTAGAAAAAATAGTCCTACTACATAAAAATACAAACAAAAATTTTTACCTAATGGCGACATCAAACTATCAAAAAAATTCATTTTATAATAATAAAATATTATTTATAATATTATTATTATATTATTATTATTTTTATTATTTATAACATAATTTAATAATTTTTAATAATTTTTAATAATTTTTAATATTATAATATATAATAATATTAAAAATAATGATCACTAATTTGTTAGACTATTAACGTAATGATGCAATGCACATTGAGTAATATATTCTCATTACATAATACATAAAAATATTACTTAACATATTAAAAAACATCATAAACAAGACGAAGCCATCTTTTTTATTAAAAATTCCCACAACTATACCACCGGCGGCTATTAAAGCTAAAAATAAACTAAGCAATCCAAAAAAATAAAATAATGCGCAATAATTTTTACCTAAAGGAGCCATCAAACCATCGAAAAAATTCATTTTATTATAATAATATAATATAATTTTTTATTATATTAAATTATAATTTTTTATTATAGTAAATTATTTATTATTTATTATTTATTATTTATTATTTATTATTTATTATTTATATTTTATTATTTTATTATTTTATTATTTTATTATTTATCAATTAATTGGGTTTTAAAATATATTTGGTAACATGCTTTTGACTGTCTAGCTGCTGCCTACTCAAATACAACTCTTTTAAATCACTTGTTTCGTATCCATACGGCCTTATATTAGATAATGTATGATCAAATATATATGGAGTATGCTTATTTATTTCTAAACTTGTTTTACTATAATACGGACATACACTGCATTCATTACATGAATTCAATTGATTGTTACTTATAATAGCCTCAGCATTGATTTGTAAATAATGCCTATAGTCGGTATTAGTTTTAATATTTTTATTTCTTTTAAGCATTTCATCGTTCAACACCGAAGAATAATAATTGCTAAATAGCCGGCTGTCGTCCATTAAAGGAGGAAAATTCATAGCTATATTATTTGAGCCATTAGCACACAAACCATAACTCATATTATTATTATTATATATAATTAAAATTATTATTATTTATTTATTAATTAAATTTATTGTTAATAAAAAATTTAATTAATTGTTAATTATTTAATAATTTAATTTACGCATTTTGTAAAATTTTTATTAAATCAGCCTTTTTTGTTTTCTGTGCTGTTTCATTATCTATTAAATTTCTTGTTACAGCAATCGTTTTTAAATCGTCTACTTTCATTTTTGAATAATTTTTCCTATTAGTGTTAGTATTATTAGAACTAGCACTGTCTATTACATTGGTGTCTACATTAGTGTCTTGGTCTATATTATTTAAATTAATAATTTTTGAATTAGTGTTTAAATCAATATTAAATGTATCTAAATTTATCGGCAAATTCTTTATAAATGTTTCATCGTCGTTATTCGAAAAAAAAGGCTTATTTAAATCTATTTCCTCAAAATCTCCTAAATCTTTAATATTATTTTCTAATTCGCTTTTGGAAATTGTTAATACTTTGTCATCGTCTTCCTTGCCATCGTCTTCCTTGTCATCGTCATCTTTGCCATCTTCTGCATCATCTTCCTCATCATCTTCATCGTCATCTTCATCATCTTCCTCATCATCGTCATCATCTTCCTCATCATCGTCATCGTCTTCCTCATCATCGTCATCGTCTTCCTCATCATCGTCATCATCGTCATCGTCTTCCTCATCATCATCATCGTCTTCCTCATCATCATCATCGTCTTCGTCATCGCTTGATACATTTACCTTGCCATCATCATCATGATGAACCAATTCATTATTTACATCAGCACCTCCTACATATTCGGAACATTCATCTTCGGATACACTTATTTTTTCGCCTAAATTGATTTTTTTGATATGTTGACCCTCTTGTTTATTTTTATTAATATATAATGAATTGATGCTCTGCATTTGAATATTATAATTTATAATAAAATTTTGTAGTATTTTTCCATGCTCAATAACACTTCGTTCTAATAAGTTTAATCTGCGATGACTATATAACATTATTGAACCGCATATTAATAATATAATGCCTAATGTTAAGAGGAAACTTGAATCTAGTAATTTATATAAGATTGACATTTATTATTAAAGTTTAACAATATTATTTTAAGTATTGTTTAACGAATAAATATTATTTATTTGTTATTTCATATTTGTTATAATATTTTCAGGATATTCTAAATCTTTGAGGACTTTTAACGCTCCTTTAACATTTGAAATACCCTTTTTGATTTTATAAGTGTATTCAAAATCGTCATTGTGCTCATTTTTCTTTACTTTCATGAAAAAATTGTTGTTTTGTTTATTTAATTTTTTGCATAATTTATTATAATGAGTTGTTAACATATAATCTATATTGTTCAATTTATTTAAATGATTTAAATAGCCATAAGCACTACTAATTGCTTCATCAGGATTTGTTCCACTATAGAGCTCGTCAAATACGCAAAAATGCGTTTTATCTTTATTATTCTCAATGAGTTGCAGTATATTTTTACATTGTCGTGCTTCGGCTTGATATAAACTGTCGCGGCCTCCTGTATCAGGAATGTTAATATAACAATGTATATAATCATATACTTTTATTGATGCATTATTGAAAAAACCACATCCTATTTGTTGACACAATAATATGTTAAATAATGTTGATTTTAATAGTGTAGTTTTACCCGATGCATTTGGTCCCGTAATAATTATATTTTTATCCAATTTATATGAATTTTTTACAATAGTCTTAGTTTTAACTGAACATGGATCGCTTTTTTCAATAGTTAAAGCCTCAATATTATTTAAATTGGCAAAATAAGAATTGTCAAAATGAGTGGGCTCGCTGTTACTATTATAACTACAATAGTTCATGACTTTAGCGCTAATAAATTGTTGCAGTGTTAGTATATTTTTTATATACCCATTAAAACCAAAGGAGAAATATAAACTATTGATAAAACTATCATTTTTATTTAAATAATAAAAACACTTCATTAATTGGCCTAGCTCAACTACTTTACTCATTGATAAAGAATAAGGCGTTAATCTTCGCAATTGGCACAAATATGAATTAAAAATAGCACTATTGGAAAGTATAAATTCATTAAACTCCTTATAATGATTTAAATTTTTAGAATAATTCAAAAAATTGTCATAGGTCTTCAAAGTTTCTAAAATATATTCTTTTAAATCATATAAAATATTGTGAATATATTTAATATTATAGAAATACTTTATGCATCCGTTTATATTTAAATATAATTGGAAAATGTAAAAACCAAAGCTAAAAAGTATATATATTTTATTTGTTAAATTTGTATCACTTAAAGAACTAAATAATTGACCAATAATATGATTAGAAAACACCGTCTTTAAATGGTTAAAATATAGCTCAAAAGTAACATTATGCCCTTGCAATTTAATTATGAAAAAGGGCAATAATAAAAATAAAATCGGAATAAGCAAAGAAACTATGGGTGTTGAGAGATTATAAACGCTTAGCGCCTGTAGTACTAGGCTATTATTATTAAATTTATTTAATAATGGAATATCAATATATTGATATTTATTTACAAATCCATTATCATATATAATATTTTCACAATTATTATAAACTACTAAATCATTGACACACGGACTATCGCTAAATTCCACTTTTTTAAGCGGCTTATAGTTTTTAATTAGGTCCTGGGTTTCTAACAAAAATTCTTTATTGTTTGTATAATATTTGCTCCACTTATTTATAACATTTTTCTCAAAAATGGTTTTTGGGTCAAATACATGGTAATATAAATTGTAATTGGCGTCATTAGCAGAATGATCTAATGAATTATTAGTAATTGCTAATTCGTTGGCTTTAACTAACTCTAAATCATTAACAATGTTATTATTGATGACAAACAATGATGAAGTGTCTAAATATTCTATAGGTAACTTAAATGCGTTAACATATTTTTCCTTGCTATTGTAATCGCCTTTTTCATAAAAACTTAATATTGCGTTAATTATTTCCATAATATTTATAATGATCAAATACTTTATAAATATTAATATAACGAAAATAATTAAAAGAATAACATTAAATTTTAATATTAGTTATACTTATTAATGATAATCTATGACATAGACTTTATTAATAATTATTATAAAACTATTATGCATGAGAAAATAGATAGTGCTATTGAGAGTTTATTAAACAATGTACTAGAAACGATTAACCTTGAGGCGCTAGTAAATAATTATGAAACCGATAATGATAATAAATTTAAAAAGAAAAACAAATTTAGAAAGTATGATAACAATAATAATAATAGCGTTAATAGCTTGAGCGTTAATAGCTTGAGCGTTAATAGCTTAAGCTTAAACAATAGCTTGGCAAAAGACAATTTCATTTTAAGCAGAACCATAAAAAATACTTATGTTAACACTAAAAAAAAAACAACAGAA